GCAGTGGGCAGATGCTGCTGGTTGGACTGAAGTAACTGCTACTTCTACTTCCGGGACTGACCTTGAATTTACGTCTTTACCTAGCGACTGGAGTGAGTTGCTGATTATTTGGCAAGGTGTGACGGGTGATACATCCCATGAACTTGAATTTCAGTTTGGTACATCTGCTGGCTATTTTAATTCTGGATATGAAACCAGTGAAACACAAATTGCTTCAGCCTCTGCATCGTGTGTAACTGCTAATACTACTGCCATACGTTTTGGTGGTGGTAACTGGAGTAATCAGACAGTTTCAGGACACGCACGAATTTACAACCCAACCGGTACAGTGTACCAAATGGAGGGAGAAGCTTGGTCTGCGGACAAACTTTCCGTACAGGCAACTCGCGGCTGGCGAGACATTGGAGGTACCCTTGCTAAAGTTAGATTTTATGTAGACACCGGTAATTTTACGGGCGGCAACTGGAAACTAATGTACATTTAAAAAATCATGAAAAAAACAATTGTCAATTGCAGTACCAAAGAACAAACAGTTGTTGATTTAACTACCGAAGAACAGCAAGAACGGGAAAACCGCATTCAAAATGAAGTCCCAGCTAAACGCATGGCTTCCTTGCGATTTGAGCGGAATCGGCTTCTCGCTGAAACCGACTATCTCGGTCTTCCCGACCTCGGTGGTTTCTCTGCAGAAATGACGGCATACCGTCAAGCATTGCGCGACCTTCCAGCAAACACTGCTGACCCTGCCAACCCTGTTTGGCCCACCAAACCTTAACTATTAAACAATGACTACTTTTACTTGGAAAGTTGCCAACCTTGAGCGCAACGTCGCTGATGGCAAAGTTTATACCGTTCACTACACCGTTAACGCCCTGTCTGATCAGGTTGACCCTAGCAGCGAGTCTGGTGGGTTCTACTCTGCTGGTGCCTACGGCTCCCTTGGTTTTGACGGTGAAGTGACGACCCCCTTTGCTGACCTGACTGAAGAAGTTGTGGTTGGCTGGGTCAAAGAACAAATTGGTGCTGAGAAAGTTGCTGAGATTGAAGCAGCACTCCAAAACCAAATCGACGTGAAAATTACTCCGGTCTCTGCGGCTGGTGTGCCTTGGTAAACCCTTAACCCCTTTAGAACAATGATTGCACTTATCCGTCCCGTACTGATGTCGTTCCTTGGTAGCGACAAGGTGAAGCGATTGATTGTTGACATGCTCCGCAAACTGGCTGAGCAATCTGATAACACTGTTGACGACCAAGCCGTTGATTTCATCGAGCGTGGTCTCTTCGGCGGCTGATGGACTTGGGAGCACCACCGGTACTGCCGGTTCTACGGCTCCCTGAGCCCCCTGTTTTACCCCGTCCGGTACTGGAGGTACCACGAGCCACTTTACCCTCGTACAAGCCGCTTGTAGTGCCTCCTAACGACCTTCGTCCACCTCCGGGTGTGAAGGGTACGACACAATCGGACGAAAGGAGGGAGGAGAAACCAGCACCTAAACCTGTAACTCCTCCACCTCCTAAACCACCCCCAGTCCCGTCACAGGTCCGTTACGTCGATATTCCTGGTACTGATATCACTGTACCTTTACCGAGTAACGAGATCTTGGCTACGGCTACAACGACAGCTACTGTCTCCGTTGCAGCCACCCTAACAGCTACCGCTGTGTTCAAACGGACAGTGAGCGTCTTGAAACCTCTTATCAAGAAACTACTCACCCGTAAAAAGAAAAATGCAGACAACGAAGAACTTCATTCATGATTTCTTCAATGAAATTGTAAAAGCTCTTGTGCTTGTATGGAGTGCAGGAGTATTGACTGCATCATACATGGGAATGCTACAGAAGATGGATCCAACGTTCGTAGCTTCACTGCTGAGCGGCACGTTGGCATCGTATGGAATCTCTCGCCCTAAAGATCAAAAGGACAAAAACCAACTATGAAATTCCTAATTCTGCTTCTGCTGTTTCCCGCTGGGGCGATGGCACAAACTGTGACTCCTCAGTTTACCCAAGGTAGTATGCAGGCTACCACAACCACCACTCAAACCATCACCGAAACTATCGCAACTGAAGTGTACGGTGGTGCATACTCATCATGGTCTGGAACAAACGTAACCCCAAGTGGGGATATAACCGATTCTTCGACTACTTGGTCCGTCACAACCGCTGGCGAACAGTTTCAACTGGAGACCGTAAACCGAACAGCCGGAGTGATCGAAACAATCGACATCACCAGAGACATCAGCACTACCTCTACTACTACCTCTCTTTCTGTTTTCTCTCAGTAGGTCCAGCATTTGCTGAAACTCCTACGGTTAGTAACAGTGCTAATCCTATTGCTGCAGCTACAGGTAACGTAACAAACCAAGCAGTCCAGTTCCAGAACAACGGTGCACCCAGTAGACAGCAGTTTACCGGCGGTAACTCGTGTAATGGATCAACCATGACTGTCTCTCCATTTTATATGGGTAATGACACGTTGCCACAAGGCTACACTCGCAACAATAACTACGGTATGCAGCTTAACTTCTCCGTTCCTTTGGATGGTGGGATGATTGAGCAATGCAAACAGATAGCTAAGCGACACGAGGAGAAACTGAGGCTAGACTATGAGCTAGTACGTGCACTTAAGTGTACGGAGATTATGAAAGCTGGGTTTACATTTAGACCCGGTTCACGTGTAGAGGTACTGTGTCACGACATCGTACCTATTGTGTCTTTGACAAATGAAGAAAAAAGCAACTGAGGATCAGTTTAACGAGCTTCACAACCTCGTCACAACCGAGTTCCTCAATCGAATCAAAAGCGGCGAAGCTTCTACGCAAGACCTTAAGGCTGCGTGTGACTGGCTAGCCAAAAATGACATCAGTGGTATTGCTCTTGAGGGTAATCCACTTGATAAGTTGGTATCTATTATGCCAACAGTTGATCCAGAACTAGTACAGCGGAGGTTGTATGGCCCGAAAGTCTAACCACAGCGGACCAAAATACGCCAACGGTAACTACAAATCATACCAAAAAAAGTATGATAGCAGCGCCTTACAGATACGGAAACGTACCGAACTCAACAAAGAGAATCGTAAACGTGGCACCTATGGTAATGGAGATGGTAAAGATGTATCCCACAAAAAGGATGGATCTACAACCCTTGAAATTGCATCTAAGAATAGAGCCCGTAAAGGCAAGAAAGCATGACCCCGCTGCTCCCCAGTCCTGATCACTACCTGCAAAATCTAATAACCATGACTAGCCCTGAAGCGAAACGGCTATGGCGTCAAGCCATCAAGGAACACTTCAACTGTCAATGTGTCTATTGTGGAAAATCTTATGAACTACATGAACTTACTCTTGATCACGTTATACCTCGTTTTTATGGAGGAGAAACGACAACGAGAAACTTGGTACCATCCTGCAGGAAATGTAATCAGAACAAAGGAACGAATAACTGGCTCACGTGGATGAGGCAGACTTTTGGGCACACTCCAAGAGAGAAACTTATTTTATCACATATTAAGTAATGGAACCTCAAGTTGGTCTAGTATCAGGAAAATTAGAAGAACAAGAATATGGGTACGCCCCTGGTTCTAGAGTCTATGCTGGACCAGATTGGGGTTGGCAGACTCAACCATCGTATGAAAAAACTGTAAAGATGCGCCGAGGTGGTGCGTTTTTTGATTTTATGTCAGGCGTTGGTGATCCTATTAAACAAAACATCATTGCACCTGTTGCACAATTTTTAGCGCCTGCTGCACAAGCTGTTCAAGGTATTATTCAATCTACTCCTGTTGTAGGTGAATTTACCGAAGCAGCTGATATAACTAAAGAAACTCTACGTCAACAGGCTGTTCAACGAGGTTATGACGCCAGTTTTGGCGATGTTGGCATGATGGCAGGTGAAGAACTCTTTACCGCTGGTTTAAGTAAAGCTGCGAAAGTTGCTGGAGCAATTTCTGACGCGATACCACCTTCTAGCGCTATGCCACAACTAGCTACTGCTGGTGTAACTCCTGGAGTTATGGGTGCTGTTGCTGACGTTGGTGAAGATCTTACTACACAGATTGCACAACCTCTCCAGATTGCTTCTGACCTTAAACGTGGTTCTGCGTGGCAGAATACTGTCCGCACTCTGCAGCAAGGTGATAACACCAAACAGATCCGTGATTTCTTGTTGAGAGGTCCGGGTGGTAAAATTAAACGTGAAAATCTTCTTGTTACAGCTGATGAATTGGCTGCAAACAAAGAAGGTGTAATGGATAAGCTGCTGGAACGAGCTGACGCTGTGGCTAAAGCTTGGGATCGCTACCAACGTGGTGGTTCTGCAAAAGCTCAACGTAACTTGTATGACATTGCTTCTAAAAATATCTTTGATTCCGCAGAGATGATCTACGGAAAAGAAGGTCCAAGGTCATATCTAGCTAAAGTTAGTAACTGGCTTACTAATGACGAGTGGCATCACGTGTTTGGTAACAAAGAAGCAGGTGAATTTATTCTGATGCAAGCTGCACAAGACCCTCTTGTGGCTGCTAACATCTTCAAACGTATGGAAAACCTTGGGCTTAATAGCTCTGGTGTGGCACAAAACATCGCTTTGATGAAGAG